CTCTATTTCTTGCCATAGCGGTGGTTTATTTAAAATGTTTACAGTTTTTTTGTGGTATTGTGAAATTTTTATTGGAATCTAAACCTATGAGCTTGGATATCAAAATCTATAAATCCCACAAATAAATCGTTAGCTAAAGATTTTCTGGCTTTATCGGCTAATTTAGAGGTTGTGACATTCTCAATATAAAAGGGCCTTTGGGCATCATAAGTTCCAGCGACATCAGTATACGAGTAATTTCCCTTCTTTAAATCAGCGAACTCATTCATAGGGTGTCCACTCATAGGTATTTGATTAAAAGTCTCATTATGAGAATCAGCAAATATAGACAATACACCGTCTAGCTGATAACTATCCTCTGCTAGAATTACAGCGCTAGCACGAACCGTAGTTTCCTCCATCCCGCCAAGAGCAAAACCCTTATTAGTCATTGTCTCATTAGAAAGAAAAATAGCTGGAACAACTTGATCATATGGATCAATAGGGCCTTGAGATGCTCCGGGGAGTCTTGAATTTACGGTATACTTTTTTTCTATTATTAGGTCATCCTCAGTTTCGTTTGTATAATAAAGATTAAAATCTTTGACCGCGAAGCTGCCTGTTACGTTTAGTGACGTAGAACTTGTTTCGATAAGCGCTCTTCCATTTTCAAAATCTAATTTTACACCACTGCCCCTGCCAGAAAGTGATCCATTTATAAAAACACCATCAGGTATATTAGCATCTGAAACTGAGGAATCAGTAACCCATTGCTTATATGGACTGCCGTATGCTAATTCGTAACTAGAGTCTAGATGAGGGTCTTCGTAATAGTATAAACTGCCAGTTTTATTAGAAAAAGCCTCTCCTTTGGTTAAAAGAAAATTATCGAACCAAAGCATTAGTGAGGTCGTAAATTTATGTTGGAATTGTTCTATCATTTTAACTTATCAAACTTTGTTTTATACTTTTTAAGTAATGAGGATATATATGGAACATTTTGAAACTTTCCACCTCTTACTCTTTTTTTAGACTGAACAGCCACGCCAGATCTACTGGATGCAGAAGACTTTCTTAATAAGTAGCCAAGCCCAGACAAACCTGATTCTATTCCTTTAGCCCAACTTCTACCTGTAGCCCAAGGTAAAGGTGTCACACTAAATACAGCATTAGGCTCTGGGAAATCTACTAAATAATTTATACCTACCTTTCTATTTTTTTTAATTATGTCTACCTGTCTAAAGCTAGTAGATTGTAAAACTTTAAGTATCGGGATCAGTGGGTCATCGCCTTGAGAGAAACCTATAAAAGCAAACAAATTACTGACACCTCCTAAAGTTCCGCTAATATTACCAGCAGATGGGCCAGCTGCTAATTCTACAGATACAGGATGATTTAAAAACTCGTCTATCATTTGGGTTTTTAACTTATCAAACTCTTTTTTAAATTCTTTTTTAATTTGCCTCCTGCCAACTCTTGGAGCTTGCTTTTGAATAGCTAATATAACATCTCTATCTAACTTAGCCATTACTCTCCCTCCTCAAGCGGTGTCAGTAAAAATGTATAGAATTGATTTCCAGCAAATCCTTGTGGTGTCCCATCACTTTTAATACTAAATTTTTGTCCATCTAATTCAACGCGCCTAGCTTCTTTTATAAACTCGTAAGCATTTTTCTTAACAGTTATTTTTGTAGATCCTGCTGGTAAGATTATCTTAGTTTGCCTATCTGCCGTTAAGTGAGCTTCGTCTGAAGTCAGATGATATACTCTTGCTGGGAAGACTCCAGATACAGTCTCATAAGTAATACTGCTGGTTGAACCTGTGTCTCTACGTCCGTATATTGGATTAAATCTTGTGCTTGTAGATACTACAGTTTTTTTAGGGTTTTTAAAAATTGTGATATCTCTAGAGAAAGTTGTATGCAAAGTTTCAAAAACTCCACTGATCTTAGTCAATTGATTATCTGATAAAAAACCCGCCATGTAGAAAATTACACTATTTTTTCTATAATTAGCAGGTATAAGGCATGAATCCAAAAAATAATTTAAACAAACGGTCGGCAGATGAAGTCGTTAGACTCTATAAAATGATGCTTATGATGGTGGAGGATATGAAAAAAGATCATGATTTTCACTATCAAAAACTTTACGAACACATCCCTAAAGAATACCATGATCATATCGACATGGCTAACCACTTTACTGCTGAGAAAGTATCTTGGATAAGAAAAAGAATTTTAGACTACGGCAATTCTTCGATAAGAAATTTGCAGGAAGAACTAGAAAATTACCAAATATCTTTTATATTTAAATAGGAATAAGGAAATGGAATCGAAAATACTTTATCAATTCACAATCGACAAAGAGGTCGAGATCGAAAAAGAGTCTAAAAGAACCAATAAAAAAACTGGTGAGACTACGATTAAGAAAAAAAAGGTAAAAGAAAAAAAGCCTATTGAAATACAGCTAAGGCGACCCACCAGAAGTCAGATAGAAGAGGCTGAATTAGAATACTCTATTGAGATGAGTAAGTGCATCAAAAAAGGTATTCTAACTAAAGCAATGCTCGCAAAGAAATATAGCGATACCGGAGGATTATTTAGCGAAGAAGAAGCTAATAAATATCAAGAACTTTACAAGCAAGCCTTAGATTTACAGAATGAATACATAAGGCTAGAAACCGCAACTAAAAAGACGGAAAAACAAAAAAAGCGTTTCGAAAAAGTAAAAAAAGAAGTCGCTCTAGTTAGAAAAGATATTGTTGAAATGGAATCAACATACTCATCTTTGTTTGATCACACGGCTGATGTAAAAGCTCAAAATAGATTAATACTTTGGTATGTGCTTCATCTGACAAAAATATTTAATGAGGAAGAAGATACATTTGATTTTTATTTCAACGGCGAAGATTTCGATGAAAAAATTAAAGGCTATCATAAACTAGAAGAATCAGAGGATGAGTTTTATTTCACCTTGATTAATAAGGTGACTACAATCTTAGCTTTTTGGTTCTTTAATCAAGCGTCCTCTACAGAGGAGTTTGATAAACTTATTGAGAAGCTTGAGGCAGGTGAGCTGTGAATGAAGAGTTTTACGTATCAATAGTTGGAGAGGTTTTTGATGGATACTCAGAGATTCTCATAAATAAATCTCCAGCTTTCGTAAAACATGTGTCTATACAAGACCAAAGATATCTTCATAAATATTACGAAAAATATAAAAACACAGCTATCAAAAGAGGTGTTGACTCAGAACAAGATGTTTTAAAACGTCTGAAAGAAGACGATATGTGGTCAGGCAGTGATGAAAGTAAAATTCATGCATTGAAACAAGAGATAAAAAACCTTCACCAAACAAGGAAGAAAATTTTTATCCCATCTCAAAGAAAATCTTTTGAGAAGGACATAGAAGAAAGAGAGAAAGAGCTGCTAGATTTAGAGCAAAAAAGAAAAGAACTTGTCGGCAAAACAGCAGAGGATTATGCGACTTCAAGAGCCTCTCAAGAAATGAGTAGATACTTTATCTTTTCTGACCCAGAGCTGACTCAACACTTTTACTCAAAAAGTGAATTTGACGAGTTAGATGATTTAGAAATTTTGCTTTTAAACGCGGAACAAAATAATATCACAACTAGGCTTAGTGAGGAAAATCTTCAACTAGCTATTTTAAAACCTTTTTTTAGTATGTATATATCTCAGTGCGAAGATGTGTATGGATTCTATGGTAAGCCCATAACGAAGCTCTCCGTGCATCAACTAAAGGTAGCGGTATTCGGAAGAATGTTCTTTAATATATTTCAGCACACTGAAGACATACCAGATGACATAAAAGAAGATCCTAATAAATTGTTAGCTTTTTCTGAGGCTCAAAGAAACAAAGATAATTCTAAGTTCATTAAAGATGATAGCGATGCTTCAATGGTATTCGGAGCCAATAAAGAGGATATGAATGTAATCGCTCCAGATACAAAACGAGGTGGTGTATCACTATCTCAAGCCTTGAAGGATAAGGGTGGCAAACTTAACATGGATGACATGATAAAACTGACACACGGCAGTTAACCAGCCTGACCAGTGTAAAACTCTCCTTCAATACCACCGACCTGAAGAGGTTCTGCTTGATAGATATTGTAGTGAGCAGCTAGCTGATTAGCTCTCGCTTGAGAGTCATTCGCTAAACCACGATAAACCTTTGATACCTCATTACGATTTACAAAGCTAATTGAGTTGTTACCATCAGATATTGACAGTATCTCACCTGTTGCCCTCGTAATGCCCCTCAGAGAGTTCCTAGCTTGCTTTGAATAGTGATGGTATAGGTATAGTTCCTTATGGATAGACTGCGCCTCCAGATCCAAATCTGCGCCACTACCGCTAAAACTAGTATATATTAAAGAATTGAGTCTTCCAAGGTTTGCTTCCAACCAGCCACTAATGGCAGTTGAGCTGGCAACATCAGTGTCACCATCAAACTCATTATCTAGTATGTCTTGAGATAGGTCTCCTAATATGCTCATCACATATGGTTACACTTAAAATCACAAATCTCCTAAGTTTTTCAGAAGCTCTGCATGTTTTGGATTATCTGGATCAAAGACTTGCTTAGGTGAGCTAGGTAATATATTCCTACGATTGTTCCTGTTTTTGAACTCAAACTCTTTTATCAGGCTTTTCTTTATCGCTGATTCAGATTGATAAGGATTTAAACCAACACGTTGTGCTAGAGACTGCATATCACCATATGTCATAGTGGTGATCTTTTCTTCAAAGATGCTTAACTCATTCGTGCCGAAAGGATTCAATGTATCTACCCCCATGATACTCTCTAACCTTAGAATTTTTTGTTTATATTCATCAGACTTAGTATCACCATTAGCTTTCATTTCCTCTATTTCCTCAATTAAACTTTTCTTTTTCTTTTTAGGTTCTACCGCCTGAGAGATTTCCATTTCCACAACCTCATCCTCAACCTTGTCTTTGTCTACTCCATAAGAAACTTCCATCTTAGATGTAGCTTTTTTAAAGCTTTCAACTTGCTTCTTATACTTTTTTGCTTCGTTATCTGGCATACCTATAATAATACTTAGGGTGATATTTTAAACAAAAAAAAGCCGCCCCCGTAGGGACGGCTCTTTATTTGAGGGGTTATTATTAAGCAACTCCGCTAGCAATGAGACCAACAAGAGCGCGATCATCAACCACCATGCGTCCTTCTTCAAGACTGCCATAGTAGCCAATCTTGTTCTGGCGCACGCTGTATTGATCATCAGCGATAAGATTAAACTCACCACCGTTTTCGTCATCGACAGCCACGGCACGAATCAGAGAGTCGCGAGAGCGGTCAAGACCAACGATGATCTCGTCTTTGTTAGCTGCTCCGTCGAAGACATCAGCTTCTCCACCATCAGCTTTTTGATATGTGGAAGAACCAGCAGCGGCATCAAAGATGTCGTTGAACTTCTGTCCAGCACCAAACTCGTTGAGTTCCATAATTGAGATACCGTAGAACTCAGGAATCCCAGCACTGTTGTAAACCTGATTGCGGATTTCATCCGTAGCAGGAATATCAGTGTTAGTTCCTTTGGTGTTGATTGGGTTATAAGCCATCGCACGAAGCTCCTGAGTAACCTCTGGAGATACGATGATGTCAGTAATACCCCGACCAGCACGGTTTGCTGGAGTTCCTTTGGCCCAAGAAGTGTTAATCCTCTTGGCCCTAGTAAGGAGACTGTTGAAGTCATCAAGAAGAACCCGTCCATCAGTCTTACAACGGATTACGTGATCCAGCGAATTAGTGCTGGCTTCAGCGAGTGAACCCATGATAAGGTTAGCAGAAATTCTTTCCTGCTTAAGAAGGATTTCTTGAGCAACGCGGGTAAAGGTTTTGCTTACAACGTCCATGCGGCTTTTAGCAGCATAACGACGATCAAAGCTAAGAGAAGAGTCAAGGCTGTAAGTAGCAATCTTCATCTCAGCTGTGGTGGGAAGCACCTGATTCTGAGGAAGACCACCCGCAGCAGCGGTGCTGTAAACAGTCACATAATCTTCGTCCGTGATATCAAAATAGAGATCAAGGGGAATCGAAGGATTGTCATCAGCGTTAAACTGAAGAGTCGTGAAAAGGTTGCTTACAGTTGGTGCGTTGTTCATCACTTCCGCTAAAACGGGTCCGATAAACTCAGCGAGTGCGACTTGCGCCTCATAAGCAACCGCACGGTTGCGAGAAGCCATAGCCTTAATAAGCTCTACTTGTTCTGGAGTTCTTTTAAGAGAAATTTTCATTGTATTCTATAAGGTTAAAAATTAAAGACCAAGTGCGACAACTAAATACTTAGAAGTTCCAGTTCCTGCAAACTGATCACTTTCAGTTGCAGCCGTTCTATCGCCAGTTCCGATGACGATACCGATCCTGTTAGCGTCCGATGGCGCACATCCAGTAACCTTTCCACTCTCGGCGCTGATCTTAAGACCAGTTCCAACAGCGTGGTTGGTGAAGTGTGTAGCCGTTACGCTATCCGCAAGAGTGAATACTCCCTTAGTAGCGATAGGAACTGCTTGTCCCGGAAGGACAGCCATTGCCTCTTCCTTCTTTGTAGGATTGTAAAGCAGCTTCTCACCGTTTTCGTCAGTCTTTGCAGTCTGCCGAAGAGTGATTCCCAGCACAGGCGTTGCATCAGCAACAGCTGGGGTGCATTTGAGGGTTACACTTGGATACTGATTGCGACCTACGAAGGGATAGTCAGTCTTTCCAAGATAACTATTCGTAGTGTATTCAATCGGATCTTTGCCAAAGTTGCCAGAGGCAACTGTTACGAAAACGCCAGCGTCTCCGTCTCCTGAGTCAGTGAGTTTGTCGTTCTCTTTGCCGGGAGCAAGTGCGAACAAGTTAATCACATCATTCTCGTCATATTGTCTGAATGGTAAAATTCTGAGTGCCATGATATTAGTTTGTTAGTTTTTAAGAAATTTCGATGTTGCTGCGGTCAAATGCCGAAGCAAATCTTTCACGAAGGGATTGCTCCTCCCGAGAAGTTGTTTCGTTTGAGTTACAAATAGTAGCCTCGGAAGACTCTACATCGTCGAGAATCTCTTCCTCGCTTTTATCCTCTCCAGAGGCTTTAGCGATTCGCTTCTCAACTTCCTCATCAATGCGAGCTTGAATCTGCTTATCGAATTCTTCTTTGTTCTCAATGTTTTTGTGCTTCCACACAACATTAAGTTTTTCTTGGAAGGATGCGAAAGCCTCATCTGTTTCATCAAGATCTTTCAGCTCGCTTGCTAAAAATTGTTTGTCATCATCATCAAGGTCAAACTGCTGGTCAATGACATCCATGCGCTCATTGAACCTTGCGACAGCTTGATCTGCTTTTTGAGCAGCCTCAAATTCTGAGATTTTCTGTTGGGACTCCTCAAATTTAGCCTTCAACTCTTCAACGGAAGCTTTGAGTTCTTGGCTTTCTTTGGCTAGAGCCTCTTTCTCTTCTTGAGCGCTATTAAGGTCTTTACGATATTGCTCGTCTTTTTCCCTAATCGCGTCTGCGAAAGTGCTAGTCATCGAGGCTACAGCCTCTTGTGAAAACTTCTTTTCGACAAGAAGATCCTTAAGTTCTGAAATAATATTTTCTTCCATAGGACTATTCTTTCTAGTCTTTACATTTATTAATTGATTTTGTGAAATTTTTTTCTTTTTCTCATCTTTGAGTGTAGGCCCTATATTTTCAGTAGATGGCATGAATATGCCTTTCACATCTGCTGCCGGATTCACAGTGAAACCGATACCTAAAGGATAAATTTTACCAGTTATCAATCTGTAAATACTTTCCCCTTTGCTTGTTTTACCGTTACCTCCGTATGCTTTGAGATGACCTTTAAGCTCATCTATTTCTTCTTTGTCAGAGACTATCCTAGCATCACTAAGATTTTCACTACCAACGGCTAAATTATAGTCTGTAAAGCCAACTTCCCAGCTAGCTGATATCTTATTGTGATATGAATCTTCTGGATCAACAGATCTTTGTAAAGCCATAGCGAAACCCTTATTGGCAGACTTATAAACAATGGCTCCAAGCGCTATGTTAAATGGCTCTTTTAATTTTTTTATTTCTTCCTCACCGATAATTTTGCTAGTTTTAAAATCGCTAAAACCAGCAGTGGCGATATGACCAACAATTTTTTCTTTGTCATGTTCAATATTAGTGGGCTTATGTATAAAGTTTTTCGTAAATTTTGCTGCTGTGGCAGAATCAATACCATCTCCATTTCTGTTAAAAACATTTACAACGGCAGCGTTAAAAGCCACACCCATCAAATCAATATTGTCTTTAAAATTTACCCCTTTCGGGACTAGCGATTCAAGATTATCTAGAGATGCTAATGATATAAAGGACTCTTCGCCAATATCACAGGGTGAAATCTTGGCCTCAAACTTTGTTGTGTATTTATACGGTTGCATTGTTACTGTGATATAATATAGCTGCGGAGTAATTATCTAATTCGTGCTTTGCAGATATCTCTAGGATCTCAGGCAGAACATCTAACGACTCCAAATTTTCTATATTGTTTACACAGGAAATGGCAGTTTGTTCCCAATTTTCTAGATCTGAAGCGCATACTACAGACTCACATAATTTATCAAGCATCTGATTATTATTCTTACTGAAGCGCTTAATACCCATCGAGTCCTTCATGATTGACTTCACTTTTTTCCTAAAATCTTCAAGCGAACCAACGGTTGATTGTATTGCTTTCCTAGAGTAACTAGATTCTGAAAGCGGTATGTCAGTTGTCCCTTCTGGTCTTCCGGCTTGTTTATTAGTTGTATTTTTTTCTTTATCACCCGGATCATCAACAATCATTGGAACACCTCCAACTATAGGGTTGTAATAACCTTTCTCCCTTTCATCTATGAAGGACTCTTGAGCGCCGGAGATGTCTTCTGCATTTGGGAACTTGCCGGTATGGAACATCTCCATACCTTGCTGTGGAGTAATAATCCCAAGCTCCATAAGTCTGGTAGAAACCCTCATAAGCTGAGTTTCATCCCTCATGTCGATATCTTTCATGACAACTTGAGGGAAAGATCTGAATCCTAAATTTTTAGATATTCTTTTTATTTCTTTTTGTAAGAAGTCATGGACAAAAGCATTTCTAGCTTCTTTTAGTCGATCAATAAATATTTTAGCTTTTACTTGCGTAGAACTATACTTCTCCTCGCCTACGACAATATTTTGTAGACCCTGCTTGATATCCTCATTCAACACTCTGTATTTTTCAGAGCCTAAAACTTTATTAAGATCTGGTATAATAAAATCTGCCTTAGTCGTATAATCAGAGACAAGAACCCTGCCTACGCTTTCGTTCTTGAAAAGTGTTTGCATAGCCATTAAGTTTTGAGCGTTGATTCCACCCTTATCAGGCTCAGTCCCCATCGTGATCAGTAGTATAACATTTTCTACTGTTCTTGTAATAGCTTGATCCATTTTTTTAAGTTCAAGCTTGGCGTTTATATCTTCCAACACAGGGAAACCAAACGGAACAGCAAATGGTTCGTAATCTTGCTTTTTATAGAATGAGTAAGATAATTTTTGAGGATCTAATTCTATTTTTAGTCCATCAGTATAAAAGTAACCTTTCTCAACACCCTCTTTCATATCATCCGGTAGACTGTCGAAAATTTGTTGATCTTCTTCTGTGATAGGATTTTGCAATCTTGATAATTCGTATTCCGATAATACTTTTTCATACGCACCAACTGAAAAGGTCGATGCTCTTTTCGCAACTATATCAAAAGGATTTAATACTATGTATCTAACTGGTATGCTATTTTCTGATTCGGTTCCAGATGGTAACGTCCTAACTAGTCTACTGTAGTCCTCTACTTTGAACTTGCCATCAATCCTATATAGAAAGATATTACCGCTTCTGTAATACTCTCTGAAGTATTGGTCCTTAAGATTATTAAGGTTTACTTTCTTGAACCAATTCTCAAAAAAAGATCTGCTTCTTTGTGTGCCTCCCTCAAGAAATATATCTGTGTTTGAAAACTCAGCCATGATGTCAACTGCGTTTCTGAAAACAGCTACGTTTGCATATGCTTTCTGACACAACTCAATAGCCAAACGAATATTAACACCGTCAGTAGAATAAGAGTATGGTAAAAGACCATTTTGTATACTTGAATATTTATCGGTGGTATTAGAAACAGCCGCCCTATTTATCCTAGTAATACTTTCTCTTTTGCTAGTTCTACTGTAACCGGCTTTTGACACCTGCATTTTTGAGGCAGATGACACATAAAATGGCTCACCTAAAAGATCCGGTTCGTGACTCTCGCCGGGAGTCGGAGGAGGTGTTGGCTTTTCATTATCAAACTTTTTCCAGTATTCAGACCTTTTGGTGTATTTTCTTTTAGCCATTTGACTATTATACACTTAAAAGTCTAAAAGTTAACTTTAACTTTTCAAAAAGTTAGTTTATGAACATTGGCACAAAAGTAGACTGACCATGATCATCTTTCGCATTTATCATGTCAAAATAAACCTGAGTCATCCAGTTACCTAGTATCAAGCAAGAATAAGAGTCTTTCCTTGCTTTGTCAGCCCCCCTTTGTTTTCTAAGGTTCATAGGTAGGTCAAAACTTTGAGTTCCTTGAGATGATGTTGTCACCTGCACTAATGCACACTGCACTTTGATTAAATCCATGATGTCCTTTTGATGTTCGACAAAATCAATCATTCTGGACTTGTTTGCTACGTTCTCGTAGTTCCTTATGAATTTTAGATCTTTGATGGGTATACCCGCTTTGATTTGATAATGGTAATCATCATTCATCGCTGCCCCCGCAAAAAATATCCTCTTATGATCGAATGAAGCTTGGAGAAGCTCATTAGCATATCTAATCCACTGAGAACTAGGCTTTCTAAGAAATACAAATTTTCTTTCTTCTTTGTTGTATTGATTCCTAAGTTTGCGTAGACCTTTATCATATTCTTTGTGATTATCTACATCTGCGTCGATAACACCAAGTTTTAAATTTAATGATTTAAAAATACTACTTTCATTGCATGAGTTAACAAACTGCACACCACCGTTGTAGTCACCGACTACCGCAACAATATTAAAGTGTCTCAAAACATACGCAGCATATTGTATATGGCTTTTAAGACTGGTCCCAGATATTGCGTATCCATGAACCACTGTAGCTTTTTTAGTATCTGAGTTTAACTTTAAAACCAACATTGCGAAATCGTCAGAGGATTCGCTTTCTGACCAAGATGGGTCAATTGCTAAAATATATTCATCTTTAGGATTTCCTATGACCTCCACGCACTGACCTTCACCATCAGGTATTGTGCAAGCGGCCATTTTACTAACTTTAAAGTATCCAGAGCTATCATCTGTGAACACAGCGCCAAACTCTCTATCAAACTGCGACTGACTCATTGTAGCTTTCGCCTGACTAACCAAGTTCTGATCATATAGCTGTGGAGGAGCGCAGTCATAGCTGAAATGCATGATTACCCTATGAGCGCCATCTTGATCATTCTTGCCAGTGATTAGTGACTCATATTGATTGTATAACTTATACAAATATTCAAATTTATACGAAGCTGATGAGAGACCTATGATTTTGTTATTGGGCCATTTTTTTCTTTGCTCCTCGGTAAGCTTGCCCTGCTCTATCATTCTTGTTTCTAAATCATATATCTCTTGTCTCTCTGTCGGGTTGTCAACTACAGACAGGAACGGCATAATAACCTCGTTTAGAACTTTCTCTGGCATCAGCAACAACTCATCAATAATCATTCTCTGAAATCGGAATCCTCGTAGCTTTTCACCATCACCCAAGGGCAAGGCTGTAATCTTGCTATCGCCTATCTCCATGACCCACTCATCGTTCTGTTTTGATACCCTGTTAATACATTGAGCTAAGAAGGTAGCCTTTGGGCTTTTGGATATCTCTTCCATCTTCTTAAATATCATTTTAGACTGACGAAAAGATTTAGATATGATTCCAATGTGGACACCCTGATTTAAAATAGCGTCTAATAGCGCGAAAATGCCCGTAGAGAAGCTTTTAGACATTCCACGGCTCCATATGCCCAAAAAGTAATCTGTCTCCATCATAGCCTTTATAGCCATATGTTGGAAAGGGAATAATTTGATTCCTGTGATTAGCTCAGAAGCGAACGATGGGTTCTGTCTTAAAAATTGATAAAATAACAAGCGAGCCTCATCGTCATCCAAGAAACCCTCTTTACTTAATATCTCCTGATTAATATTCGGGAATCTGTTTCTAGATTCCTGCTGGCCTGAATTCCAACTCATATTTGTATAATAATTTAGACCAAAAGTATTGCATGTCGATCTCCCAAAGATTCCTGCCAAGAATCAATAATTTTGGTATTAGATAAGAACTATATTCCCTAGATCCAGAGAACACGAATTGGCAACATTCTGAGTATTCGTTTTGTAGTTCTCGCATGTTGTGATAAACATAATCAAGTTTAAACTTTTTATAGTTTTTCTTATTTACATTTTCCATGTTGTCAAAATTTTCATCCACAACAACAAACATGTAACAACCTAAGTCTCTGCACCTTTCTAGCTCTTTAGCGAACCGCTTATAGTGAATTGTTACCGTAGAACAAAAATCTGCGAAATTCTTTCTATCTACAAAAGTGTAATCGTAAAGATCTCCTTGGACTCCATAGTCCCCAAAGTCAAGTTTTTGTTTTTTACTGTATGCGAAAGTAAGAGGCTTTTGCTCTCTAGTATCAATAAGTATTTCTACATTAGAAAAGTCTGAGTGAAACTGTTTCGGCAATTTTTTATATAACAATGGTTTAACACCGCATTCCTGACACGCCTCCGTATAACTGCCGAAATATTTTTTATATACGTCCACGGGAGGCAACCCAGCAGTAATTAGATCAAGATTAGTAGGACCATGATCAAGATTTTTATTGGTTATGCGCCTACGCAGTATATCAATAATATATGACTTAACTATTTCTTTAGGCGAGATATCACACCACTCAAGCAGTTCGCTAGGGTGATTGAAATCTTTAGCAAAATAGCTTTTATAGTTCTTAAAAGGTAATAGCTCACCAGTTAGCTTGTTACGCCTCTGGTAGTGCTTGACATAGTAATCGCCTAGCAGCAAATCATGCCTTTTGATGTGGGCATGTAAACTTCTGAGGCTTTTGAACTCCTTGCCGCATTCTTTACATTTATATAACATCTTCTTGACTTATACCTAGTATTCTAGCCTTCCACTCAGACATACCCTCAAGCCTCTCAGCTTCCTCTTTGATAGTCTCTTTTTGCATCTCGGCTATCCTTATCATATTATCTCTTTCCTCTTTTTCTTGAAATAATTGGACAATTGATAAAATAGAAGCATTTTGTTTGTTTTTCGTTTTCATGCGTTCTGCACGATCACCCTGCAACTTTTTCGTAAGGTTTTCTATTCTGCCTTCACATTGATGATACTCAGAACTCTTAGCCTTGATGATCTCGGCTAAACGCACAGACATCTCGTTTTGATCGTCAGCGACATCAAACATGTCGTTGAGTTTGTTTAGATGCTTACTTATAACCTCAAGGTTAATAATCTCTTTGCATACATTGAGATAAAGATTTATCTCGTCAGCTGTTAAATCTGGCTTGTCCCATGTCAGCCTAGTAAATTCCTGTTCAAAAAGTTCGCGGTCTGACTTATCTAGATAGTTGTTAGCTATTTTTACAAACCGTGAGTTAGCTAAGTTGATACCTAGTCTCTCCACGCATATTTGATACTGCCTGTTAAGCTTGCTTTCATCTAAGGACAGCCCTGTAGCATCGTTTATCTTTTTTACTATCCGCGATGGCGACTTAGGAGGCACATAGTTATTTAGAGCTGCTCCGTCTTGTGTAGGCACAAAGTCCGGGTTAGTTTCTTGTATATAAGATAACACAGCTCTTTGTTCAGAACTTAGAGGTTTGATGTCTCTAGAAAAAACTAACTCAGCTATCCTTAGTGAAGAGACACCCATCCCGGCTTGCTGCATTATAAATTGTTTTTGCTGCTCAGTGAAAGTAACCTTTTTCTTTTTCGCTCTTTTAGTAGTCTTAAAATTTATACCTTGCTCTATTAAGAAAGATCTTACTAGTCTACCCTCTTTTGATCTACCATCTAATGAATCATTCTCGAAACACTGTTTCGTGAGTATATTCAAGTCAGTTGTCTTCTTTGATTCTTCTTTTAAAAAGCTCTCTTGTTCAGAAGTCAGTTTCATCTATTATTATATCAAATCTTTGAATTATTTCAGCAGCCCTCTGCATAAACTGTTTCTTTAAGTTTTTAACTTGCCTATACCCAGCTTTGCGCTTCTTCTCGTTTGTTTTATATCCCATAAACTTAGCGACATCCTCCTCAGAACACTTGTCAAAAAATAACATGCAATATGCTGTGTAGTGAGACTCACTGAGAGTGTTCTCCATGTGCTTGTTTAACTTCGCTAACGATCTCTCATATGAGAAATCTTGCTGCGGCTTAGAGGATATTTCATGATCGTGATGTTCAGTAGATACAGGTATCTTCAAAGAGAAAGCCTCTGCCTTTTTGCCTTTGACCCACTTCTGACAAATGGGACACCTAGAAGAATCGTGATCTGCGAACTGATGATCGGGGCATGGGTTTACATAGTTGCCATAGTGATTCCTTATGAGATTTTTTATCTGATTGGATATTATAGTTCCCAACCACGGCTCAAGTGGACGCTTCTGATCCCACATGTGCCACTTTTTATATATGTGTAATTTAATGACTTGTTTTACATCCTCAAAGTCGAACCAGTTAATAGAGTCTAATCGCCACCTTGATTGCTGTCTGCTGATCGCGGCATCTATTATCTCTATACAATCTTCGAAACTTTTACCGCCTTTTCTTTTCATCAATGAAGTCATTTACATCTTTACCATTTCTCCTCTCTCTCCTTGGTTTATCGTTTTCCCCAAATAAAGATCCGAAAGTAAATGTATTTGCATCACTACTCGTCTCTATTTCTACCTTTAGGTCTGTCAGGTCAGGTAGCTCATCAATAGATGTTTCATCATCCTTTAAGTTTTCACTTTTGATTTTGCGTCTAGGTGTCTCAACAGGGGCAGCAGCTTTACTGACGCCATCAAGAGAACTCCCGCACTTTGAGCAAAAGTTTGGCTTAGAATGATTGAACTCTATCTTGTGTCCACATTGTGTGCAAAAGATATGACTCATATATAAAATATATGATAATTAGGGTTTTTTTCTAATTAATTTATTTTGTGTCTAGCCTCTTTATGATGAACTTGAGTATCTCGCTACGAACAATGTCTCTAGATGTGAAAGAAAAAGTGTGAATCCCCATCTCTTTTGATTCATCATCATCGAAGATGTCGAAAAACTCTTTGAAGCCTGTTTTACCGTTGATATCACTTTGCATGAAGTCTCCACCGATAATTATCTTCGTATCCTCTCCGATCCTTGTTGTAAGTGTGGTCAGTTCTTTTTTTGTAAAGTTTTGAGCTTCGTCAGCAAATATTAATTTGTTTCTCCAGCTAGCTCCCCTTAAGAAGTTCACAGGTAAGGCTGATATCTTTTCTTTGTTCTTAAGATAGATCATGTCGCCCTCACAGAGTATCTCCTCCATCTTGTCGTATAACGGCATCAAAAATGGATCGAACTTCTCTGAGATATCTCCGGGCAAGCTACCCAACCCTTTGTCCGCACTCTCAACAATGCTCCGTATGTAAATTAAGTCTTTGTCGAAGTCTTGCTGCATCAATTGTAGCAAAGCATATACACCCATGTATGTCTTTGAGCTACCTGCGGGTCCAGATACAAAAATAATCTTAGTCTTCTCATCTAGAGCTGTTCTTAAAAAACGCTGCTGTTTAGCTGTGAATTTGAATTCGCGCTTCTTAAATTTCATTGAACGGTCAAACGGAGTGGGAAGCTCCAAAGACCCCTTCATGTCAGTTTTTTTGCGAGCCATGATATTTACTTATATTACACAATAACATCCTTTATAGTAACACTCGTAACTAAACTTTCTCCCCCTTGCATTCCATAATTTTCTGCCGTGAGGTTAGATCCTGAGTTTGCGACTATATTTAAAAGCCCAGCTCCACCTAAACCACCACCGAATGGATTTATAGCTCCACCTGCATGATCTGTTAAGGTAAACTTAATATCGCTGGTTAATTTGGTGCCACTATGATTAATTAGTTTGTTCAAGCCTGTTGATTCTATCCTCATCTCACTCTCCACACTATCAACCAAATACTTCGACGCAACTATGTCTCCTAGCCTGTAGACTGGTGTTCTTGAATAATTTTTTGTAAATGATACAGACGATAATACGTTCTCGTCCACGACCTGAGATGTGTTCTGAAAACCAACCGTATGCCCGTAAACCACTTTGTCACTGTCCAGTAAATCCTCAAGATTTGAATCAGGTAGGCTATTATCTCCACTTATCTTATGCAGCCGCGCTGGATCGTAAGATGTAAACTTAGCAGAGAACTGAACAGGTGCAAAAGGCTGAATAGATGCACTATAACTATCTAAGAAACATTTCTCGAATAAATTGTCCCCCACTTTAATAGGAAAGAAGTTAGTCCCAGTAGCACTAGCTAAATGATGATCTAATAAAAAAGCATAACTATTCTCCGATGAGGCTGGTAAATTAGTATGAACTAAAAAATTAACAGATATCCCAACCTCCGAAGCTCCATCAAATGTAACTTGATCATCTGACTTTATCTCTTGCCCCAACAATCTTTTAGGTGCCATCCTCGTAGGATAATCAATAGATACATCTGTAGCCACTAATGGACTGCCACTTTCAGTTATTGTATTTGAGTTCTTTTGCCCAACATAAACAGGTAAATTACTGTATGTCATATTTTAGTATACACATACATAGCCCCGATTATTTTTTTTATTTGCCTTACTGTGGTTACTTTTTATAGCCGCGACCAATATAAATGGGTAGGGGTTTCGCTTATGATAGATTGAAAAATGACTCCCCCCCGCAGCTACAAGATGTTGTGTAATTTGCATTTTTGAGTAATGGGGTGGGGTCTGTGACTAAAAAAAAATCACTTTTTGTGCGATTAGTTGTTGCAATGTCGCACGCATACTGTATACTGCTTGCATGACTAAGATCAAGACCACCTACAGAACCACCATCGACTTCCTCAAAGACTGTGACACCGTAGTGTTCAACTACTCCACAGGCAAGAGTCCCCTCACTGGCAAAGAGATGTTCGTTGAATACGAGGGTGAGGTGACCCTTCACGACCCCGAGATTCATGAGGACGATTGCCCCGAGGGACACGTTTATATTCTCTGTGATGCCATCTGTGGCATGGAGGAGTTTCCCTTCGGGATGCCAGTTCATGAGGATGACATAGTCGCTAGGATTGACGAGGATGGTGAGAGGGTCGAGCTGTAGGCGCTAAAAAAAAGAAAAAAAAGTGCGATTCCCCTTGCGCCCACGCTAAAATCAGCTATAATATCCCCATGACTCAGGAAGACATCATGATCCGCCCGACCGACAACTACTACGTGGTGACCGCTGCCTCACGCGCCGACTCTATGAGTCGCGTGCTGGTGGGCGGCACCGTGAGCAAGCCGCTTGCCCTCGCTATCGGAGAGCAGCAGATCGCTGGCATGGTGAGCGGTTTTGCCTCCCGCGCCGAGGCGCTTGAGACATACCCCGAGATACGCGGCGACTTCATCCCTCGCCCACTCCCTCTGTAACTC